CAAACATAAAGATTATGGTCCAAAGAACATCTCTCACAGTCCAGGTGGAGCACTCAACGGATTACGAGTGCGTATGCACGACAAGGTGGCTAGAATCAATCACCTCGTTGATAGTGAAGTCTCTCCCAGCAACGAGTCACTCAGAGATAGTTTCTTAGATCTACTTAACTATTCCGCTATTGCAATGATGGTCCTAGATAAGACTTGGCCTGAAGTTCCCAATGACTAATATTAAAAGTGAACTAATTTTAGGTGACTGTTCAGAGGAGTTACCTAAGATAAATGTAAAAGAAAAAAAGTTTGTAATTGTGACTGACCCGCCTTTCAATATTGGGTATCACTATAACAATTACAAAGACAATATGGGTTCGCAGGAATACTATGAGATGCTTGCTTCTATATTTCAATACTCTCCGTTTGTTGTTATACATTATCCAGAAGAGATATACAAGATAGCATTTCAAGTTGGCGAGTTTCCTGATAAAGTTGTTAGCTGGGTGTATAACTCCAACACAGCAAAGCAACATAGGGATATAGCATTCTTTGGTATCAAGCCAGACTTCAAACAATATGGACAGCCATATAAAAATCCAACAGACAAAAGAATTATGCAAAGAATTGCTGATGGTAAAACAGCAAGGCTCTATGACTGGTGGGAGATTAACCAGATAAAAAATGTATCAAAAGAAAAAACAAAGCATCCTTGTCAAATGCCTTTAGAAGTTATGAAAAGAATTATTGGTATCTTGCCACCTGATTACACAATAGTAGATCCATTTATGGGTTCAGGCACAACAGGATTAGCTTGCAAATTATTGAATCGTAATTTTATAGGCATTGAAATGGACGCTGAGTATCACAGTATTGCTCAAGAAAGAATACTTGGAGAGGCATCGTGACTAACATTCATCCAGCTATCCTTGATATAGCTCCTAGCGTAGCCAATACTATCTGTCGTAGGTTTCGCAATTATGTAGATAGAGATGATGTAAAGCAGGAATGCTACGCCTGGTATCTATCAAGAGTAGAACATCTAGATGAATTATTAAATGAAACTAATCCTATTCAGAAGGTAATCAACGAGAAGCGTATTGCTTGGCAGATGAAGCGCCACTGTGAGCGCTATGCTCGCAAAGAGAAGGCAGCAAAGTCAGGCTATCGCATAGGCGATGAAGCCTTCTATGACACTGCAACGATAGCTCAACTACTGCCTCACGTTATTGCCTCAGTAGTAGATAATATAGTCTTAGAACAGGCACAGAACCTCATCAATGATGGTCAGCCGCGTAAGCAGTCAGCTCCAGCAGAGGGCGGTAATCTACTTGCTACTCTGATAGATATTAAGAAGGCTTATCTAAAGCTAGAGATAACAGATAAAGATATTCTTATCAAGAGATACCACGAGAGCCTCACCCTTGAGGCTATGGCAGAGTATCTAGGTTGCGCTGTATCTACTGCTGATCGTAGATGTCAGGCTTCTCTGCGTAAGTTGCAGAATAATGTGGGCGGGGAGAGTCCCTACCAGTGAAAGAACAAGAGCTCTTTGACTATCTAAAAGGCACACACTTTCCCGACCTTGAAAAGTCTGAAGGGGTCTATGATTCTTTTGACTGCTCAACTAATGAAAAGAATCTATACATAGAATTAAAGTGTAGGCATACTCACTATCCAGATTTACTTATTGAAGAGATGAAGTATCGCAGACTTATCAACCAAGCAGGTAGCCTCACCCCTTACTACATTAACTCCACTCCGCAGGGAGTCTATGCCTTTGACTTATCAAGAGTTCCTGAACCAGCTTGGTCTGAGAAGTGGATGCCTACTACCACTGAGTTTGCAGATACTAGAAAGATTATGAAGTTGGTGGGCTTCCTTCACCTAGATTATGCGATACCTCTATAAATGTCTGAACTGCTCAACTACCCTTGAAGTTGAGCGTTCTATCCACGCCGAAGTGAGTGCTCCCTCCTGCGCTGACTGCGGTGAAATAATGAATAGGGTCTGGTCCCCACCCCCGATTATGTTTCGGGGATCAGGCTTCTATTCAACTGACCAATAAAAATAACCCCGCAGTTAGCACTCTTGATCTGCGGGGTTATCTATTGCCAGTGAAAGAGAGATAACGCTGGCAATTCTATTCTATTCTTTAGTAGTGTCGGTGGGTAAGAGAGAACTTGTAAGCCTTGCAAGGCGTTCCATAACGTCTATCAATATAACGTAAGCCTCGCAATACTTGGAGTGCAGGATCTCTACTTCTTTCTCCAAGGAGCTGAGCAATTCCGAAAGCACTAGAAGCTGGGTTCTGTGCGTAGTGGTCAAATCTGCTCTCATTGGTCCATAAGGACTTGAGGCACTCCCACTCTCTCCCTCTCCAACCAAACGCAACCCAGGCGTATTGCTTTGCCAGTTTTCTGTTCTCATTTTTCTCCTCCCAAGTAGCCTTCGTTCTGCTCATCTCTGTCTGCTTGCTCGGATCTAAGTGTGTTGTTGTATCCATCTGCGTTAGTAAGAACACCAGCACTATTATCGGTAGCGCCAGTAATGTCCAGCCACGCCTTGCCATTAGCCTCATCAGATAACCTCTCCTGCTCAAGTATTTCCTTGTATTGGTCGGGATACTGCTGGGCTAGCTTAGTAAGGGCTCGCCCTCTTGCTCGCTGATAGTTGCGTAGCCATACTGCTCGCCTCTCAGCCTTCTCTTTCCGCTTCCTATGCTTCTCGTTTATCTCAAGTTTGCCTTGTCTAAACTTCTCTCTCCGCTCCGCACTAATCGTTTTCATTGAGCTTATCCTCCCATACTATAAGCAGATAGGCAAGGATAGTCATAAGAATTACACCTAGAAATATCACGCCATCTCCCCTACTATTGTAGCCAAGATTATCTTAGTTATATCTATCTTATCAATGACTAACTTAGGCTCCTCAATATCCTCCTCGTTCCATACTGATACATAGATAGAGTTATCTAAGCCTCGCCTAAACCACTCAATAGCATCTATCGCGCTCGCTCCTCCCCAAGCAGTATCTCCCTTGCGATCTGCCACTTCATAGAAGTTAGTTAGCTTCATACTTGTTCTCCTCCACTTTCTTTACTCTGTAAGGCTCGTCTATCACTAATACTTCAGGATACACCCACTCACTCGGATCGGTATCACACTCCAGCTCTAGCGTTATTGTGTATGTTTTACTCATTACCCTTCTCCTCCTTGTAGTTGATTAAGTTGATTTGATTTAAGGCATTAACCATACGAATTAAATTATGAGATGCCTCCTTGCTATCTCCCTCTCCCACCTGCTTGATAAATAGATCTCGGCATAGGTCTGCCTTAGCTTGATAGTATTCTTTATTCATTACTCTCCTCCTGCTCTCTCTTTATGTCGTTTATAGTTTTCTCAGGTGTTAGTTCTTGCTGGTATTTAGTATGGCATTTATTACAGATAGCGTGGTCAGCAGACCACCACTCATCAACACTATCCCAGCAGTTATCGCAAGTGATGTTATCTCCGTAGCCCTTTACAAACTCGTAGTCAGACATTAGCTTCCTCTCTAGGGCAGTCATCTGCTAGTTGCCCTTCTCCGTCAGTATCCTCGCAGATACACCAACCAAACCTCTCCACCTGTGTAGCGTGGGTTAGTTCTGCTAGTTCTCCCCAGCTAATTGCGTCATCAGACATTACTTTCCTCTCTTTCATAATCGGTTAATACTTCATAGCAGGTTTCACACTCAATAGCTACATTGAGCGGATCGCTCTCCTGCCCATAGGTAGCAATTACTATCTTATGACCCTTATGTTTTAGTAGTTCATCAAAGTTAGTCATTATGCCAGCCCTCTCTCTTTGCTCTCTCTAAGTCTTGCTCACAATAGGTAGTTCCCTTGTAGCGATAAACATTACCTTCACTGCTATCAGCCCAGCACACCTCACACGAGGCAAGGTTAGGTTTATACGGGCTAGGGTTTATCGGTCTAGGCATTTACTTCCTCCCTCTTGCTATTGATTTCCTTAGAGATAACCTCGTATGAATCAGAGCAAGGAATTAGAGAATCAAAATCTCTAGCAACCTCCGCAAAGACCTCCTCCGAGATCTCAAAGTGTTCTGCTAAGTAATACTGATAGATAATCGGGGCTTCTAAATCCTCTCCCTTCAAGTGTTCTATCAGCTCTCCTATTGTCGTGTAGTTAGCCATTATCTCTCTCTTTCATAATTGGAGGCTAGTTCCTCCCCTCCCCACTAGAGTAGGTTAATCTAGCAGGGAAAGCAAGCACCAGAGCTATCTCTCTCCCTCTCTTTCCCATAGTGTTGTCCAATAGCTATTGCCTTGCCCGTCTATATTCTCTGCCTCTAACTTGATTAGCGGATTATTATAGTTAAGCAAGCTCCACCAGCGCATACTGCGCCAGGTGTATCTAATACCTAGCCAAGATCCCTGCTCCTTATAGGCGTAGCCTGTCTTTATAGGTAAGCCCTCGCGCTCTATGCGTATCTTCTGGCCTAGCCTTATCTCGCTCTCTTTCTCTCCCCACCCATAGATAGCTTCACTATAGGCAGAATTATCCAGCAAGCTAGATACCTTAATCACTTTCTCCATTACTTGCCCTCTCTCTCTTTCTCTTGTCGCTTATCTTGCTTATGATTACTAGCCCTAGATAGATTACTAGGGCATAGATTATTACTTGAATTGCTCCATCTTGCCAGCGAAAGCTAAGCTCAAAAAGATCTCTCACTCGCTCGCCTGCTCTCTCACTTCTCTATTCCATAACCTAATTGCCTGGCGCTTAGTGTATCCATAATAGGTACGGGTAAGAAAGTAATGGCTATCTCCCTCTACCACGCCACAGATACGCCACGCTCCCGATGGATATAGCTTCTCTATCGTCATCTCTCCCTCTTTCTCTATCCTGGCTCCCCGATTAGATCCAGGCCGCCGCGCTCTCCCCGTAGAAAGAGAGCGCGACAGCACAGCTCTAAGCTCTAAGCTGTCCGCATAGGCATAAGCAAGGCCCGCCAGGATACTTTATCACCGTTAAGGTGTATCCCGATAGGCTTTCTCTCTCCATAGAAAGACACTTTAACGCCAGCGCTAGACTTTCTGCCTGCCAGCTTCTCTATCTTAGAGTAATCTGCAAAAAAGCCAGGGTTAAAAGCTATCTCCGACACAGGGACAGGCTCTCCAGCCTGGAATAGTTGAGCGTGTGGCGGGTAGCTGCATTCCCACGCCTGCACAGTAGTGCTATTGCCAGCCACAGCCACGCTAACCATATCTCCCACGCGGTTAATCTGCACAGGCATACGGTCCAGGCGCTTCTCTTTCAATAGCTCCAGTATCCGCTTAATATCGGACAGGCGGAGCACAGTAGCCGCCAGCTCTCCCGCTATCTCTCCCTCTATGCTGCCCTCAATTAGGCGGTAGCGATCTGTGGCGACAGCGTATAGCCTGCCGCTCTCGCTGTAGAGCTTAACAGCGTTAATTGCAGGCAGATCCTCTTTACTGTGGGCCTGTGTTGCCGCTCCCGCTAGTAGCTCTCTTACGCTCTCCGCATTAGCGGTAATGGTAGCCGTGCTGTTATCTGTAATAGTGTCCATATTCTCTTGCTCTCTCTTTCTGTAATTCCCTGGCGATCTGCCAGGGCCTAGCCGTTAGGCATAGGCCACAGCCCACGGCGATACCGTGGGCCATAGTCCAGGCCTAGTTATTAGCCGCTATCTCTCTCCCGCAAGTATCACAGGAGCCCGCTCTTTCCACCAGCACGCCATCATCATCAAGGCCGCAAGATAAACACAGCACGCGCCCATCATCACTTATCTTTATCATTAGCAATTCCTAAAGATAAACACGCCGCCGCCTGGAGCTTCCTCGGTGTGGTAATCGTAGGAGAGCTCCCGCGCTGCGTGCTCCCAATTTATGCAAGAGAACGGCCAGCGGGCCGCGTCTAGTTGCTCCCCGTGTAGCTCCCGCGCTAGCTCCTCTGCATAGTCCTGGAAGCTGTCGCGCTCTCCCTGGTAGCTATCCTGGAAGCTGTCTAGATTCCACGCCTGGCCCGTGAAAGATATCCAGGCACCAGCGGCAGCGATCTCTATCCCCTCGCGCTGTATGCTCTCTATTAGCTCCGCCGCTTCTTGCGCTTCTACTGTGGAGCACTCTCCCTTAATGAAACCGTGATAATTCTCGTGATCTAACACAGCGAATTCATCACCGAAGCAACGGACACAGCGCGGGGCGGTGTAATCTCCTACTGTCTGGACTTTAGCCAGGCCTGCCGCTTCTAAGTCCGCTGCCTGTGTTCCCTCTATCCACTTACCGAATAGGCTCCCGCTGTTATAGCAAGACAGGCAGCCGATCCAGGCGTTAGGCGTATCTGTTGATGTTGTAGTGTTCATCTATTTAGCTCTCTTTCTACGGTGTAAGCGGATCGCTTACTGTTAGGGCTTAGGATAGGGCAGGCTAGTCTAACCCGTCAAGTCCTGGCGGATAAATAATTGCAGCGTGTCGGGCTGGAGCTGTAGGCCTTATCGGTCCAGGGCTCCAGGCTCTAACAGCTCTCCAGGATCGCAAGGCCTGGCAGGGTCTAAGGCCTGGCGGCTGTAATAGATCCAGGGCCAGGCTAAGGCCTGGAGCTAGTGGCGTGATGTATTGGCGCGGGGATAGATAGCGGGTTGAGATAGCAGGGCAGGGCAGGGCGGTTATTAAATAACAGGCCACAGAATTATTAGGGAGAGAGGGGGGCTAGAGAGTGCCAGAGTGATAGACAGCCCATAGAAAATTACCACAGTTATCCACAGCCTTATCCACAGCCCACGCAAAACCAAGCCAGATAAAAGCCAGACCCTAGGTGATTAAACTGCGCGGTGTGTGTCCTGTACTCCCCAACAAAGTTTTTTTCCTAAAGTGAACCTTGATCACCACTGTCCTAGTTTGTCCGTATTTAACTGTGAGGTCTGTCACAAATAAAAGATTTATTAACAGAAAGCGGGAAATGGGTATTTTTTCCCGCCTAATACAGTATAGGAGCAGTAAGCGGAATAGTGGTAGCTTACTGCGGGCTACGCTCACGCTACGCCCCTCTAAGGGCTGTAGCGGACTTACCCCTCACTTCGCTTGAGGCTCGCTCGGGCGCCAAGCCCGATAGCGAGGCGCAAGGCGCCTCATTTAGTTGGGTGCAATCTACCAAAATTTAGGAGCCTGCTATTTCTAATAACACTGCTGATATAGCAAAGCGGGTAATCCTTAACGCTGTAGCAGAAGGTATGACTATAGAGCAGGCTTGCGGTGAAGCTGGTAAGTCTATGAAGACTTATGAATACTACCGCAGATCCGATAAGGTCTTTGCAGATAAAGTTGATAGAACCCGTCTAGGGTTAAGGTCAAAGAACTTTGCAGCTACCGATGTCCACGACCTCGGCTTTGCCGAGTTCCGCCAGAAGTTCCTCCATCAGACTACCTTCCCCCACCAGCAGAACCTGGCAGATGTTATAGAGGGAAGAAACCCTTCCTGGCACCATCCCGCTATGAAGTTTGAAAAGGGTATTGCAGATAACCGTATCCTTATCAACATCCCCCCTAACCACGCCAAGTCAATTACGATTACCGTAGATTATGTAACTTGGAAGATAGTCCAGAATCCTAACTTTAGAGTCTTGATAGTATCCCAGACTCAGCAGCTTGCAGCAGACTTCCTATATGCCATCAAGCAAAGACTTACCCATCCGATGTATGAGACCCTACAGCAGGCTTACGCCGCTGGTGTCGGCTTTAACTCTAAGTCTGCTACCTGGACTACTACTCGTGTCACCTTTGGTGATGAACTCAGAGAATCATCTGAGAAAGACCCAAACCTAGAAGCTGTAGGTATTGGCGGTCAGATATACGGTAAGCGTGCCGATATGATTATTGTTGATGACGCTGTTACCTTGAAGAATGCAAATGAATTTGAAAAGCAGATTAGATGGCTTACCCAAGATGTTAGATCCCGTCTTAACCCTACTGGTAAGTTAATTGTTATCGGAACCCGCGTTGCCTCTGTAGACTTATACAAAGAACTACGCTCTCCTGATAGATACCCTGGTGGTCTGGTCCCTTGGACATATCTGGCAATGCCAGCATTACTTGAAACCAATGAGGACCCCACCAAGTGGGTAACTCTCTGGCCTAACTCAGACCAACCCTTTGATGGGCAGAAAGACTCTGATAAGACCGAAGAGGGTTTATATCCTCGCTGGAACGGTAAGCATCTCTATGCAGAACGTCAAGCTATGGATGCTCAGACTTGGGCTTTAGTTTATCAGCAGCAAGATGTTTCAGATGATGCCACCTTTGACCCTGTATGTGTAAAGGGCTCTATTGATGGTATGCGTAAGTCAGGTAGGCTCCAGATGGGAGCCCCAGGCCATCCTAAAGATTTAACTGGTTTTTCTTTTGTATGTGGACTAGACCCTGCAATGGTTGGTGATACTGCTGCTATCTGCTACGGCGTAGATCGTGTTACTCATAAGCGCTACATTGTAGATGCTATCAAGATTACTAGACCAACACCTGCTCAGATTAGACAGTTGATTATTGATTGGACCAACGTCTATGCTCCTGCTGAATGGGTTGTAGAGCGTAACGCTTTCCAGTCCTTCCTAACTCAGGATGAAGGTATCAGACAGTTCCTAGCATCTAAGGGAACAGTACTTAGAGAACACCATACTGGTAATAACAAATGGGATGCAGGCTTTGGTGTAGCTTCTATGTCAACCCTGTTTGGAACTAAGCAAGCCGATGGTAAGCACCACAGAGATAACATTATTCATCTCCCATCAGATCAGACCGAGAATGTCAAGGCTTTAATAGAACAACTTATTACCTGGTCACCTACTACTAAGGGTAAGACCGATATGGTGATGGCTCTATGGTTCTGTGAGATTAAAGCTAGAGAATGGCTTAATAACGGAATACATACTACGCATCATCTAAAGAATCCATTTTTGTCTCGCTATGAACGAGGCAAGCGTCTAGTAGTAAACATAGACGAGCTGTTAGCAGAACAACAACGTCAATTCATCTAGGGAGAAAAAACAATGGCAAGAAAAAAAGTAGGCATAGCAGATATTGCAAAGCGTTACAAGATTACAGCACGTGAAGCACGTGACATCGCTACAGCAGTTGGAACACTTGGACGTGCAGTAGTTGATAGAAATGTAATTGGTCAAAAAGGTGCTAGTGGCAAGGGTAAAGTAGAAGCAGGTGTAAGAGGCGTAGTTAAGCAAGTACGCGAAACTGGTAGAGCTGCTGTTAAAGGTAAAAGAGGAACTACTGCTGCTAAAATTAAAACAGATACACGTGATTCTTATGGAAACCCACGTGGTGGCAAATTTGTTCCTGCTAAGAAAAGAAAAACTGCTCGTCAAATAGATATGGGTATGTAGGTAGAACTAATGCCTAATCATTACGGCACTAAGAGGAAGATTCCTTCTAAAAATAAAAGAGGTTCTGTTCCACCAGATTACGATGTGATTCTACCTGGTATGGGATACACCAAGCCTACTGCTACTAAGCAGCCTACAAGGATTAAGCCAAAGCCTAAACCTAAACCAACGTCAAGAACTGGTAAGCCAGCCCCAATGCCAAAGGGACCAAAGAGCCCAATGGAAACTGGAGTAAGGTCAAAGCCACGTAAAGGTAATATTAAGTCAAAGAAGAAGTAAGGAAAAATGCTTACAACCAAAGAGGTTATTGCTAAGGTATCACGGTTACAGACTAAGTACTCAGCGCGTGATCAGCGTATGCGTGACGTGCTATCTGTGCGCCAAGGAGATATAAGCAAGGTCTATCCTGCTATGTTCTCTGAGGAGTACCCAAAGCCTCTGGTTGCTAACTTTGTAGATGTAGCTGCACGCGACCTAGCAGAGGTAATGGCACCACTTCCATCATTTAACTGCGCTGCTACCAATATGGTTTCAGACTCTGCACGCAAAGCAGCAGATACTAGAACTCGTATTGCAAATTACTTCGTATCAGGCTCAGAGCTGCAGATTCAGATGTATCAGGGTGCTGACTGGTTTAACACCTACGGCTTACTACCAGCAATGGTAGAGATGGATTACGAGACAAACAATCCTAGAATCCGTTTGCTAAATCCTTTTGGTGTCTATCCAGAGATGGACCGCTTTGGTCGCTGTATCTCAATTACTCAAGTAATGAATACTGATGCAGAGACTCTAGCAATGCAGTATCCAGAGTTCTATAATCAAATTATTACAAACAGGAACTATGCAAGTAGCTCTCCTTATATCACAATGATTCGCTACCACGATAAGGACCAAGATTTAATCTATGTTCCAGATCGTAACAACTTAGTTTTATTAAACCTACCTAATGCCATTGGTAAATGTTTAGCCCGCGTTGCAATGCGTTCATCCCTAGACGGAGAAGCACGCGGTCAGTTTGATGATGTTCTAGCAGTACAACTTGCTCGTGCTCGTTTTGCAGTATTACAGATTCAAGCAGCAGAGAAGTCTATCCAAGCACCTATTGCTATTCCGCAAGATGTACAGGAACTAGCACTTGGTCCTGATGCGATTATGCGTTCTGCTAATCCGCAAGGTATCCGCCGTGTTCCATTAGAACTTCCACCTGGAGTCTTTACTGAGTCAAGCGTTCTAGAGCGAGAACTACGTTTAGGTTCACGCTATCCAGAAGTACGTAGCGGTAACGTTGATGCTTCAATCATTACAGGTCGCGGCGTACAAGCCCTACAAGCTGGCTTTGATACACAGGTACGTGCAGCGCAAGCACAGTTTGCAAGACTATTCACCGAGCTAGTATCACTTAGCTTTGAGGTGGATGAGAAAATCTTTGGCAATATGACCAAGGAAATCAAGGGAGTAGATGACGGTACTCCGTTTAATATGAAGTATGTACCAAGTCGTCAGATTGCTGGCGAGTATGGTGTAGATGTTCGCTACGGCATTATGTCTGGTATGAATCCAAACAATGCCATTATTGCTTTACTACAGATGCGAAGCGACAAACTTGTATCAAGAGATTATGTACGCAGAGAAATTCCTATGGAGTTAAATGTCACTCAAGAAGAGCAGCGTGTGGATATTGAAGAGATGCGTGATTCTTTGCGTCTTGCTGTTGCTCAGTATGCTCAGACCATTCCAGCACTTGCAGCCCAAGGTCAAGATCCTTCTCAGATTGTTTCTAGAATCGCCGAGGTTATTAAGGGTCGCCAAAAAGGTAAACAACTTGAGACGATAGTTGAAGAAGTATTCGCCCCAGAACCACAACCAGAAATGCCAATGGGCGAAGAAGTTCCAGCAGCAGGTATGGCCCCCGTTCCTGCCTCGCAGCCAACTCCAGAACAAATGGGTGCGGCCCCTGCTGCTGGCTCTCGTCCAGATATAGCGTCATTACTCGCATCTATTGCAGGGTAAGGGAGGTGTGAAATGAAAAAAGGTGGTCGTGCAAAGGCTCCAATGGCTAAGCCAACCGAAGGCAAGAAGGATATGAAGAAGCCAGGCGGCAAGGTTGAATTTGGATATGCTGGCAAAGCTCGTAAAGGCAAGAAGGCTTAGTGTTACTCGTTGAGAGGATAGAGCGTGGAAGATAACAAAGATTATGTACCACGCTCTGTCACTCTTGCAGATTTCTTAGTAGTTGTATCAGGTTTCTTTGTAAATATAGTGCGAGCCGTAGAGATGCTTGCATCAGAACTTTTAGATTTAGCAGTGTATCACGCAAATAGAACAACAAAAGTTTCCAGAGTATGGGAACAGTTCACATCAGATTTAGAGAAGATGGAGGATCCAAATGGCTAGAGGGCCTATGGCAGGTGTATCAGGACCTGGTAAATTCTCCAAGAGAACAGATGGTTTATCATTCCAATCTACAGAGTATGGTTCAGGTGTTGAGAACACTGCTAATAAAGCAGGCGCTCCACTAGCAAGAACTCCAGATGTGCGCCCAACATCTCGTAGCGAGATGGGTATGGCTCCAAGTCAAATGGAACCAGTAACTCCGCTATATGCTCCATCAAGTCGTCCAGATGAACCTATCACTGCAGGTATTGCAATGGGTCCTGGTCCTGGTCCTGAAGTTATGGGAGCAGCACAAATTAGAATTAAGACATCAGATACTTTAGCCAAACTACTACCTTTTGATGATACTGGCGAAATTGCTATCTTGTATCAAGAGGCACTAGCGCGAGGTAACTAATGTCAGATAGCCTCAAAGCCGCATCAATGGCTGCTGGACTAACTGAAGCAGAGAAGCGTGAAGTTAATGCTCTTATTAAAGCAGTAACTGTAAATAAACAGCTTAATAATCTTCCAGCAGATGTAGCCAATAAGGTTTACAACTCAAAACCAATTTCACAACAGCAATCTTTAGTGCAAACATTTGGCGCAGAAGATCCTGTAGTTAAGCCTGATAGAGGTGCGTTAAGCACTGCTTGGCATTACACAGGTGGAGCTGTATGGAATGCTGGCAGCAAGTTAATGGCTGGCTTACAGAACGTATCAGATTTTACTACTCGTCTTTATAGAACCGCTGCTATCGGCACAACTCAAGGTATGAACCTTGCTGATGCGTGGGATGAAGCAAACGACAAAGGCGATAAGGTATTTAATCCTGGTCGCATTGGTGAAGCTCGTGCTAAGTTTGGCAATACCGCAGTTACTATTGCAATGCGTATTGCAGCAGGCGAAGACCCAGAAAAGATTATAGCCTCTGCTACTCCAGAAGAACAAAAGTATGTGCAACTTGCATACAAAAAGGCTGGAACTCAAGCAGAACAAGATTTGTTTCAGGATACTATTGATGCAGTTAATGCTTCTAAGTATTCTCCAGGTAGACAAGTAGCAAACTTATTACTACCAAAACAACTTGAAGGCTCAGGATTTTTCTATAAAGCTATCTCAGGAACTATAGATGCTGCCTATCGGGTATTTGCAGATCCGCTCATTATCGGCGGTAAAGTATCTAATGCCTATAAAGTATCTAAGTATTCAGTAGATGTCCTCTATGGCAACTTTGCTAAGGGCGGTCAAAAACTTCAAGATTATTTTGGTTCAGCAAATGGCAAGGCTTTCTGGGATAATTACGGTGCTAAACTAGATGAACTCAAGACCGCTCGTTCAACAGGTAACGCAGAGGCAGCACGTGTTGCAGATGCTGAACTACGCCGTCTAGCACCTGAGTTTGGTCCTGCAGTTATAGATGACTTTCTTAAAGCAGACCAACCAGTAACTAATGCACTTACCGCACAGGCTTACTTTGAGAATGCAGATAATGCACTCAAAATAATTAAAGGTGGAATTGCTCGTAAGAGAGTAGTTATGCCAGTGCTTGATGCTAAGCGTAAGACTCGTATTGCTATTGCTACTACAGCCAATAAGATGTTTGATATTGATACAATGGGTTCTAAGTTTGTAGAAGCAACCTACTTTGGTGATGCTACAACTACAGATGGAATCAAGAACACCATTATCAATGGCAAGAAGACTACCGTTGCAGAAGTAAACGCTAATGATAACTTCAAAGAAATTGCACGCCCATCAATGGCTTGGATTATGAAGCGTCTTGATAGAGCAAAGGCTAAGTTTGCTATTGCTCCACTATTTCGTGATGATACTTTTGATGTAACATCCACAGACGCTCCTGAGCAGATGTATCGTCTTGCTCGCCTTGTTATGACTAAGCGCGACAGCCAGTTACTCCAGCAGACATTTGCATCTGTAGATGATGTAGGTCAGCGCAAAGAGATGTTCTATGGACTCTGGTCCACTATCGCTGATATTCGTGGCCTTAACACTACAGAGCCTGGTCAGTTAATCGTTCGCCGTTTGACTGGTAAAGGTGATGTTAAGTTCCAAGTAGGTCGTTTTGGTGATGAGTTTGAAGATGTTGGAGCTCTGCCATCTGACTTTAATAATTTTGTATCTGCACCTAGTCTTGTAGATATTGATAGAGCAGCAGCTCGTAGCACTATCATTCAGAAAATGCTTGGCACTGCCAACAAAGACTGGGTAGATAAGATGACTGGTTACTGGTCATTCTTAACTCTAGCAGGTCCTCGTTACGCTATTCGTAATGCCACAGAAGATTTAATGGTTGCTCTGGCTATTGGTCAGGTAACTCCTTGGGGATTGGCTAAGTCTCGCTACCTATCTACTCGCATCAATACAGCTCTTGGAGTTCGCAAAGGACTTACCAAGGGTGAGCGTATAGCCGAGAATCCACTTGGCTTGGTAATGCGTATTGTTAATAAAAAAGAAGCAGCTAAGTTTGAAGCAGAAATTGCTGGACTTGACGATACTATTAGAAACGCTAAAGCTGAAATCAAAGCATTACGCGATGAGTTGAAAATAACCGATAAGGTTCTCAATCCAGGAAAAGTAATTGATATTGAAGACCGCATTGATGAACTACGCAATGTAACTCAAGGTGGTCTAGTTCAACAGACTCGTAATATTCTAGCTCGCGCTCTTGAAGAAGGCCGAGTAAATAAACTACGTGTTAAATTAGGATCAAGCCCACTTGATGATGAAGAGCTACAGTTACTAGCAGAGCAGATTACTTACGGTAATATTGATAATACTCTATCGCTAGTATCTGAAGGCGGCATTAACTTTGCTACTGGTAATGACTACATAACTCGCACAGTCAATTTCCAGAAAGCTACAGGAGTTCGTTTATCTGCCTTAGAGATAAATGTTCCAAATAACCTGTATGCCCGCGCACGCGGGGAACGCGGATTTAAGAAAATTGCTTTAGGTCAGCAAGATGAAGCCGCAATGATTGCTTGGCTAATGCGTATTTCTTACTACGCTAATGATGAACTAGGCGCTATTGCTATAGCAAACCTAGACCAACCTAATGCAGTTGATTTAGTTTATGACTGGATTGTTAAGCATCCAGAATTTACCAAGAATGCAAGGCTTGCAGCGCAAGGTGTAGACGAAAGAGCCCACGCTGAGTTAGTGGTAAGGCGTGCAAAAGAAATCTTTGCTAAGCGTAAAGCAGATGACGCTGGTAATGTTGTCCTAAACACAGAACTTCTCAATAAGATTCGTGTCTTTGATGATGAGAAAGGCCAGTATATTACCTCTGGTCGTCTGTCATTAGATGATTTACCAGATAATCTAGATGATATTCCAGAGTATGTTATTGGACCTACCCTTGTTCCAGTAGCAGATGCTGGTAGTTATACTGCATCTTTGATGACAAAAGGTTGGACCTGGCTAGGTCTATCCAACGCCCGTCTATCTCGTGAGCCTTTGGTTGTAAATGAGATGGTTAAGATTCGCAAGCAGATGAAGAAGTCTGGATTCTATGATGCTTATATCGCTTCATTCACAAAGAATGTAGATCCTACTAAACCAGCCAAGGTAGAAGCAGCAACAAACTTAGCCAAGCGTAAGTTAGCTGAGGCTATTGAAGAAAGAGCAACATCGCAGATACTACAGTATGTAGATAATCCGCTAGTTCGTTCACAGATTGCTTTCTCTTCTCGTAACTTTGCTCGTTTCTATCGCGCTACTGAAGACTTTTATCGCCGCGCTTACAGAGCAGTTCGCTATAACCCTGAGTCTATTGTCAAAGCAGGTCTTACCTATGAAGGTATTACCCACTCTGGATGGATTCAAAAGGATGACCAAGGCGAACCATACTTTGTTTATCCAGGTATTGAGCCAGTTTATCGTGCAGTGCAGTTTGCAATGCAAGGTTTAGGTATAGATGCTGAGTTTAAGACACCATTACCAGTTCAATTTGGTGCTCAGTTGAAGATGATTACCCCATCTTTGAACCCAGATTCTTTAGCACCTACATTTGCTGGTCCGTTAGCTGGTGTATCTGTAAAGGTTCTTACCAATCTTGTAGATATCTGGAACCCAGGCGCTGCAGATAGCATCACACAACTTGCTTTAGGTAAGTATGCAGTAGATCAACCTATGGTTTCTGCCTTCTTGCCAGCACATATCAACCGTCTTTACTCTGCAATGAACAAAGATGAGCGAGATGGTCAGTATGCCTCTGCTTGGCGTAAGGCTGTTACCTATCTTGAGGCTGGCGGTCACGGTATTCCTAAAGAATATGACGATGCTGGTAATCTTATTCCACCATCTGCTCAAGAACTTGAAGAATATCGCTTACGAGTCAAGAATACTACGATTGCAATTCTAGGAACTCGTTTCGTATTTGGTTTCTTTGCTCCAGCATCACCACAAGTACAGTTAAAGAGTGATATGGCTGAGTGGGTACGCGATAATGGTCGTGCTAACTTCAAGCAACTCTGGAACAAACTACTTGACCAGTATCCAGGTGACTATGACGCTGCAATGGCTAAGTGGGTTGAGCTATATCCAGACCAGATTCCGTTTACTGTAGTGGAATCAGAGCGTTCAACTGTTGCATACTTCCGTTATGCTGAGGAATCAGGCGCTTTTGTAGAGCAGAACCAAGACTTATTCAAGAAGTTCCCTCAAGGTGCAGCATTCTTGATCCCACATAAGGCTGGATTTTCTTGGGATGCCTATAAGACTATGACCGATATGGGTCTAAAGCGCAATAAACGCGTTGCTGATTATCTCCGCGATGTGCAGACCTCAGCAGATTTACAGCAATACTATGCAAAGCGTAATGCTTACGAAGAGTCTTTAACTCAGGTAGGCACAGACTTTGAGCGTAGTCAATTACGTCAAGAGTTTAGTAACTGGAAGACACTATTCTTTGCAGGTCGTCCATTGGTTGCAGAAGAGTTATCTCAAGGTAGTCAGAAGGCTATTGAACGTATCAATGCCATCAATGATCTACGCAGTATGCTAGAGGCTAAGCCGAACGTTATGCCTGCTACCGAGAATAAACTACGTGAAATGCTTGACTTATATGATACATACAAGAATGAACGTAAGGCTCTTGATGTAATTAGCGGTGGAACATTCTTATCGCAGAATCTTAAAGATGAGACAATCTTAAAGATGCGTCAATTATCAGAGTTCAATGAAAACACAAAGAGTGCATACAATGTCTTGTTTGCCTCGCTGTTAGGAGACTAAATTGGCAAGAACTGCTGAAGAGGCAAGAGCGCAGGCTGAAGCCGCAGCCAGAGCACGCACTGTTGGTGCCGAACAGAATGCAACTATTGCAGGTGAGGACACCTTTACAGCTTTTGCTAAAGGCTTAAGCCAAGCATCTCCTACTATCCGCGCCAAGATTGCACAGCAATTAAAAGATGCTGGAATCTATCGGGGTAAAGTAAGCGGTGAATTTAATAACCGTTTCTATGATGCCTTGATTGAGGCTGAAAAGCGCCGTGCTGAGTTAGCAACAGTTATTGATGTTCCTGACCGATATGACTTTATTGCAAGCCTAGCAGTTGAAGGCGAAGGCGGAGATGGTGGTCCATCAGTTACCGAGTCTCTAACTTTACTTACAGATGACAAGGCTAAGGCTCTTATTGATGCTGTTATCCAAGACCAATTAGGTCGTAAGGCTAATGATGCTGAAGTTGCTCGCTATACCAAGTTAGTAAGAAAAGCGCAGAAGGCATCGCCTACTGTAACTACTGCTCAGAAGGTAGGCGGTAGAACAAAAGTTACAACTACTGGTGGTTTTGATGCTGGACAGTATCTGCTAGATCAGGTATCTGGAACAGATGAAGGAAAGGCTAATAAAGTTCTTGGCTTTTATGAGACATTTATGAGAGCGTTGGGTGCTGACTAATGGCAATAGATGTAGATAAACTCATTGAAGATACCAAGAAAAAACAAGCAGAAGCTAAGAAGAATGCTGCAACGGCACGCGCTGAAGCAGAGAAGGACAAAACCACTGCTAAAGCTGCTGCCGAAGCCAAAGTTAAATCTGACTACGCTGATACTTTAAGACCACGCCTTGAAGATTACGAAGCTCGTCTAAAAATTTATGCTAATAGAATTGCTCGCGGAGATAAATTTGATACCGTTGAACAAAGAGAATTTGATAGGCTAGTCAAAGAATATAAGTCTGTTAGCACAGCTATTGATAAGGCTGTTAAAGATTCTTATGACATAGTAGTAAAGGCTCGTAAGACTAGAGCAGAAGAAGCTACAAAAGATAGAACTAAGCCAGGTGCTACTAAATCTACCGCTGGTCCTACTGGCCCAGTAACTCTTCAGGCTACAAAGACTGCTGAACAAACAGCAAAAGATGAAGCAGATATCGCAGCAGGTAAGGTTAAAGGCAAGATGCCTAAAACGCCTACAGGCGATGGCACACTTACTCCATCTGGTAACGCTATCCCAGGTTCATTTGACCCTGCACTGGCTCGCGCTGGAGAAGAAGTAGATAGACCTGGAAGCCCAAATATTCCACCAAAGTCTCAACGCGATCTTGAATCTTTACTAAGACAGACAGAGTTTTGGTATGACCTACCTGACTATCTATTCAAGACAGTTCCAAAACTTGGAGAGTTACTTGTCAAGGCTGTCAATGAAGGTTGGGATGACGAGAAGTTCTTATCTCAAGCCAAACTAACTACTTGGTGGCAACAAAACTCAGCGCCTATCCGCACTCGTATCATTGCTCGTGCTAAGTTCAATGAACTTCAAGCAGGCGGTCAAGATGCTTCTAAGACTGAATACGCTATGGATACCGCTACTATCAAGCGCAGTGTCCAAGCACGTGCTCGTCAATTAGGTTCCAACCTTGATGAGAATGCAATAAATCAAATTGTTGCTCGTATCTATGATGGCTTTTTAGAAAATGATACTGTAGCTATTGATTCATTTATTGCTCCGTATATCGGTAAGGTAACCAGCATTGTAGGCACAGGAACTGGTATGCAACCTACTGGTTATACTGGACAAGCCTTACAGAACTATCAAGCCTTACAAGCAGTAGCCAAGGCTAATGGCTTAGGTATCAAAGATATTCTTCCAAGACTATCAGTATTACCAGGACAGAATCTTGATGATGTAGTTCTACAGAAGTTAGCCACAGGAGAATTAGATATTAACCGACTTGCTCAAGACGCTCGTATGATTGCAGCGCAGGGTAGTCCAGACTATGTTAAGAATCTACTCCAGCAAGGTTATGATCTAGAACAAATCTATGCTCCATACAAGAATGTTATGGCACAACTTCTAGAACTTAACCCAGATGAAATTGAACTTAACGACAACACCTTACGCTCTGCTATTGGTCAAGATAGAGAAATGAATGTCTATGACTTTAAGAAAGCGCTCCGTAAGGATAGTCGCTGGCAGTACACAGAGAACGCCCGTGAAGAAGTTGCCAATTCAGTTCTTGGCGTACTTCGTGACTTTGGATTCCAGGGGTAATAATGGCTGACGAACAAGATAGATTACGTAGGCAACTTGGACTAGCACCGTTATCTACTACAAGTACTGCTCCTGTAGTTGATGAACGTACTCAACGTGCTGCTATGGCAGCAGCATCAGCAACCCCAGTTCCTATATCAACAGAACCAAAACTTTATTACAATTATTATACTGGCGAGTATGTAGATGACCCAAGTAAAATTAAACCTCGTACTGGTATGGGTGGTCCTGAATCTGGTGGCGCTCCTATTCAGGTAGAAGCATCTTCATCTTCTTCTTCAGATGAAGGATACTGGATTCACGATGCTGCTAAAGATACTACAAATCCTGATGGCACAATTAACTGGAACGAATATTGGTCCACCGATAAATCTCGCACTCGTGTAACTAGGGTTACACCTCAAGTTTTTGGTAGTAGCAGCAGCAGTAGTGGTGGTGGTAAAACCGTTACTGGAACTTATACAGATCCTGCAACTGGAGATGTTTATTTAGTTTATTCTGATGGAAGTAAAGTTCTACAAGCCAAAGGAACTAAGGCAGCAGATGCTGCAACAGCAAAAGCAGCAGCAGACGCTGCAGCAAGAGCAGGTCGTCAATCTGCTTATGATTTATTATTCCAGCAGTTTGATGCCTATGGTCTTGGAGCCTTAGTCAGTCCACTAAAAGGACTTATTGAATCTGGTATATCTCCAGCAGAGTTTACTATTAAACTACGCGAGACTGATGCCTATAAGAAGCGCTTTGCTGCTAATGCACAACGCATTAACAAAGGTTTACGTGCAATATCTGAGGCAGAATACATTGGCCTTGAAGACCAATATCAAGATGTAATGCGCCGTTATGGTCTACCAGCATCTTATTATGCTCGCGGTGATATGGGCCGTCAAGAAGGATTTGAGAAGTTTATTGGTGGAGATGTATCACCTGTTGAATTAGAAGACCGCGTTCAAACAGCACAGCGCAGAGTTCTAAATGCTGCACCACAAGTCAGAGATGCTCTTACACAATTCTATGGAGCAGAGATTGGCAATGGCGATATCTTGGCTTATGTTCTTGACCCAGAAAAGGCTATTGAGAATATCAAGCGTAAGGTAACTGCTGCTGAAATTGGAGCAGGTGCAATGCAGGCAGGTCTTGCAACAGGTGTTGCCAGAGCAGAAGAACTACAACGCTTTGGCGTTACTGGAGAACAAGCACGCACTGGTTACCAAGCAATCGGTGGATTCCTACCACGAGCATCACAACTTGGCGACATCTACGCTAAACAAGGCGAAGGACCATTTACACAAACAACAGCCGAACAAGAAGTATTTGGAACGACAGGTGCTGTAGAAGCACAACGCAAACGCCGCAAACTTGCTGAACTAGAAACTGCACAGTTCTCTGGCACATCAGGTGCTGCACAAGGCGCACTAGCCCGCGAACGCGCAGGGCAATACTAAGCCTGCTAACGGGACGACTGGTCCGTTAGAGAGATATCAAAACCAGTAGTAGAAGCCATACAGAAATCCCCCAAGTCTGTATGAGGTCTACGTAAACTAAAAACGAATGGGAGAAGGACCTATGTCCAACTACGACTACGAAGATGACGACTTTGATACACCATCTAATGATGGTAATGATCTCGTCAAACAGTTGCGAAAAGCAAACAAGCAAAAAGAGAAAGAACTAGCTGAATTAAAATCTCAGTTTGAATCTATCTCTAAATCCAACCGTGAACGAGCAATCAAAGATGCACTTGCTAGTCGCGGGGTAAACAGCAAAATCGCTGCATTTATCCCACAGGATATAGACCCAACTGAAGAGTCTGTATCTAAATGGCTGGAAGATTATGCCGATGTATTTGGCTATGAAACCCAGT